GCGGGCGCTGATGGCGCTTGCGTTCGAGACGACCTATGGAACGCCGCCCGCCAGCGGCTTCACCCGCATGCCCTTTGCCAGCACCTCGCTGGGGGCTGAGCAGCCACTGCTGAATTCGGAGCTTCTCGGCTACGGCCGCGATCCGCTGGCGCCGATCAAGGACGCGGTGACCGCTGACGGCGACGTCGTCGTGCCGCTCGATGCCGAGGCCTTCGGCTTCTGGCTGAAGGCCGCGTTCGGCGCGCCCACGACCACGGGTGCGGAAGCCCCGTACAGCCACGAGTTCCAGTCGGGGTCCTGGACACTGCCTAGCATGTCGATCGAGACCGGCATGCCAGAGGTGCCGCGCTATGCGATGTACTCGGGCTGCGTGCTCGACCAGATCACCTGGCAGATGCAGCGCTCGGGTCTGCTGACCGCCACCGCACGGCTGGTGGCGCAGGGCGAGACGGTGGGCACGACGACCAGTGCCGGCACACCCGCCTCCCTGGAGCTGAAGCGGTTCGGGCATTTCAACGGCTCGATCACGCGGAATGGATCGGCGCTCGGCAACGTGGTCTCGGCTGACATCACCTACGCCAACAACCTCGACCGGATCGAGACCATCCGATCGGACGGCCGCATCGACGGCGCGGACCCGTCCATCGCGGCGCTGACCGGCCGGATCGAGGTGCGCTTCGCTGACCAGACGCTGGTGACGCAGGCGATCAACGGCGAGGCCTGCGAGCTGGAGTTCGGATATTCGCTGCCCTCGGGCGAGAGCTTCACCTGCACCGTGCACGCCGTCTACCTGCCGCGCCCGCGGATCGAAATCTCCGGGCCGCAGGGCGTGCAAGCGACCTTTGACTGGCAGGCCGCGCGCGACAGCGTCGTTGGCCGGATGTGCACCGCCACCCTGATCAACGACATCGAGGTTTACTGATGCTGACTCTCGACCTTACCAACGCGCCCCGCTGGCATGACCTGGCGCCCGGCGTCCGTGTGCAGCTGCGCCCGCTGACCACCGCGCTGATGGTGGCGACGCGCAGCGACGCCGCTGTCGAGGCGGTGCCCGACGAGGCATCGGACGAGGAACGTGCCGTGGCCTTCGCCAAAGCGCTGGCGCGGCGGGCGGTGCTCGCCTGGGACGGTGTTGGCGACGCGGACAGCAATCCCATCGAGCCGAGCCCAGAGGCCATCGACGCGCTGCTCGACGTCTGGCCGATCTTCGAGGCCTTCCAGCTCGCCTACGTCTCCAAGGGCCTGCTGCTGGAACAGGAAAAAAACGCCTCCGCGCCCTTGCCGAATGGTCCTTCGGCGGGGGCGACCGATACTGCGAGGGTTGCGAACCCTGCGGAGCCAGCGCGCAAGCCTGCCCGGACTGCCCGGCGCGGCTGAACCGTCCGGAAACGCCGGAGGGTTGGCAGGTCTGGGACCTGGTCGGGCGTCTCGGCGGCCAGCTGCGCGTGCTGCCGGGCGCTGTGATCGGCTGGGACATGTCGGCGGCGCTGGCGCTCGGTGACGCGCTCGGCGTGCCGCCGCTCGCCATGGCTGAACTGCTGCCCGTCATCGAAGCGGTGATGGTCGCCAAACTCAACGAACAGATGGATCAGTCCCATGGCTGAGAAGAGGGTTAGCGTCCGCCTCGCGGCCGTTGGCGGGCGGCAGGTGCGCGCCGAACTGGAGGGCGTGGGCGAGGCCGGGTCGCGCGGTTTCGGGCGGCTGAGCCGGGAGATGGAGGCGGCAAACGCCCGGCTCGCGGCCTTTTCTCGTCGTGTAGCTGTGGCGGCCGCCGCCGCCGTGGCAGCGGCCGCTGCCGCTGGCGTGGCCATGGTGCGCTCCGGTCTGCAAACCGTCGACGCGCAGGCCAAGCTCGCCCAATCGCTCGGCACCACCGTCGCTTCGATCCAGACGCTCGAGCGGGCGGGCGAACTGGCCGGCGTCTCCATGTCCGGCATCGAGCAGGCCACCAAGGATCTGACGCGTCGTCTCAGCCAGGCGGCTGCCGGAACCGGTCCCGCTGCCGACGCGCTGGACCGGCTGGGCCTTTCCGCCACCGACCTGATCGCCCTGCCGCTGGACCAGCGGGTCGGCGCGATCAACGCGGCGATCGAGAGTTTCGTGCCCGCCGCCGAGCGCGCGGCCGTCGCGGGCCAGCTCTTCGGCGAGGAAGGCTCCATCGCCATGTCGCGGATCGACACCGCGACGCTGCGCCAGGCGACGGCGGATGTGCTGGCGTTCGGTGTCGTGGTCTCCGAGCAGGATGCGGACCAGATCGAGCGGACGAACGACGCCATCTCCCGGCTCGGTCTGATCTGGCGCGGTCTGTCGAACCAGCTCGCCGTCGCCGCAGCGCCTGCGCTCGAGGCCGTCGCCAACGCCATGGCTGCGGTCGCGAGCCGCACGGGTCCGCTCGGCATCGCGATCCGCGGGCTCTTCGACAACATCGGCCGCCTGACCACCTATGCCGCCACCTTCGCCGCGTTCCTCGCGGGACGTTGGGTCGCCGGCATGGCCGCCGCCGCGCTCTCGGTCCGCGGCCTCGCCACGGCGCTCGTCGTCCTGCGCGGCGCGCTGATCCGCACCGGTATCGGCGCGCTGATCGTCGGCGCGGGCGAGCTCGTCTACCAGTTCAGCCGTCTCGTCTCCGGCGCGGGCGGCTTTGGCGAGGCGATGTCGCTCCTGAAGGACCTCGCGGTTGAGGTCTGGGAGCGGATCCGCACGGGCGCCGCTGCGGCGGGCGCGGCTGCAACGGCGATGTTCTTCGACCTGAAGGCAGACGCCGCCTCGGGCATGCAGAGCGCCATCGAGAGCGTCGTGGCGTTCGGCAACACCGCCGCGAACACCTTCGAAGGCGCCTACGAGGCGACCAAGTCGATCTGGGGCTTGCTGCCGGCCGCCATCGGCGATCTGGCGTTTCAGGCTGCCAACAGCCTGGTCGACGGCGTCGAGGCGATGCTGAACGGCGTGGTCTCGCGCATCAACGGCTTCATCGGCGGGATCAACCAGGGGCTGGAAGCGCTCGGGTCGGAGCGGCGCATCTCGCTGGTGCCCGACCTCGACCTCGGCGAGATCGAGAACCGATTCGAGGGCGCGGCCAGTGCTGCCACGACGGCGGCGCAGGCAGCGTTCGACCGGGCCTTCGAGGACAACCCGCTCACCGCGCCCGATCTTGGCCTGACCGAGGCGGCGAACCGGGCGCTCGAATCCGCGAATGTCTACCGGGGCGCGGCCCGCGATCTGGCTGAAGGGGCACGTGCCCCGCTCGAAAGCTGGCAGGCGCTTCGTGATGCCGTGCGCGGCACCGACGAGGCCAGTGCCGATGCGCTGACCGAGGCCACCGCAGCGGCCGAGCGGCTGGAGACCGCGCTTGGCGATGCCGGGCGCGCCGCCACAGGTGCTGGTGCGGCGGCTGGGGCTGCTGCTGCGGCAGCGGAGCCCGCGACCGAGGCCGCCGTCACCGGTTGGCAGGCCGTCACGGCGGCGCTCTCCGACTATGCCAGCAAGGCGCGTGAGATCGGCGGCGATATCGGCCAGAGCCTCGTCGGCGCCTTCCAGTCTGCCGAGAACGCGGTGGGCCAGTTCGTGAAGACCGGCAAGCTGAACTTCCGCGATCTCGTCACCTCGCTGCTGGCCGATCTCGCGAAGCTCGCAGCACGGCGGTTCATTCTCGGGCCGATCGCCAATGCGCTTTCGGGCGTGTTCTCCGGGGCGGGCGGCATCTTCGCAAACGTCCTGCATGCGGGCGGGATGGTCGGCTCCGCTGGCCCCTCGCGCATGGTCCCGGCCATGGCCTTCGCCGCCGCCCCACGAATGCATGGTGGCGGCATGGCGGGGCTGCGCCATGACGAGGTGCCCGCGATCCTGCAGCGCGGTGAGCGGGTGCTGTCGCGGCGGGAGGCGCAGAGCTACGGCGCGGGTGGTGGCGTCAACGTCACCATCATGGCCCGCGACGCCGAGAGCTTCCGGCAGTCCCGCACACAGGTCGCGGCGGACATCGCCCGTGCCGTGTCGCTCGGGCGGAGGGGCATTTGATGGCGTTTCACGAGGTTCGGTTCCCAGACAACATCAGCCGTGGCGCACGCGGCGGGCCGGAGCGGCGCACCCAGGTCGTCGAGCTCGCCTCGGGCGACGAGGAGCGCAACGCCAGCTGGGCCAACTCTCGCCGTCGCTACGATGTCGCCTACGGCATCCGCCGTGCCGACGATCTGGCGGCGGTCGTCGCCTTCTTCGAGGCGCGAAACGGTCGCCTGCACGGTTTCCGCTTCAAGGACTGGGGCGACCACAAGTCCTGCGTGCCTTCGGGCGCGCCGTCGCCGAGCGACCAAGAAATCGGAACCGGCGACGGCGCGACGACCGCTTTCCATCTGGTGAAGCGCTACGCCTCGGGCGCGCAATCCTGGACGCGCGCCATCGCCAAGCCGGTGGCGGGCAGCGTGCGCATTGCTCTCGGCGGGGTCGAGGAAGCCACCGGCTGGTCGGTCGACACCACGACCGGCGTCGTCACTTTCAGCACCGCGCCGGGCGCTGGCGTCGCGATCACCGCGGGCTTCGAGTTCGACGTGCCCGTCCGTTTCGACACCGACGTGCTCGACGTGACGCTCGATCTCGAGCGGCTCGGCTCGATCACCTCCATTCCGCTTCTGGAACTGCGCCGATGACGACCTTCGATCCCGCCCTGCAGGCCCATCTCGACGAGGGCACGACCACGCTTGCCTGGTGCTGGCGGATCGCCCGCGCCGATGGCGTCACCTTCGGCTTCACCGACCATGACCGGACGCTGAGCTTCGATGGCACGGCCTTCGAGCCCGAGAGCGGGCTCACGGCCTCCGAGGTCCGCTCGGCTTCGGACCTGTCAGTCGATGCACAGGACGCCGAGGGTGTGCTGACCTCGGACCGGATCACCGAGACCGACATTCTCGACGGCCGCTGGGACAACGCCGAGGTCGAAGTCTGGCGGGTGAACTGGGCCGACACCGGCCAGCGCGTGCTGATGCGCCGCGGGGCCATCGGCCAGATCCGGCGCGGGCGGCTCGCCTTCGTCGCCGAGGTCCGCTCGCTCGCCCATGTGCTGGGCCAGACAGTCGGGCGGACCTTCCAGGCGACCTGCGATGCCGCGCTTGGCGACGCGCGCTGCGGCGTCGATCTGGAGGCTACCGCCTTCAAGGGAACCGGCGCCGTCATCGATCTCCTGCGCGACCGGGCCTTCACCGCCTCGGGGCTCGGCGGCTTCGCCTCTGGCTGGTTCACCTTCGGAACAGTCGAATGGACGAGCGGTGCGAATGCGGGGCGGCGCGCCGAGGTGCTGGGCCACGACGTCGCCGATGGAGTGGCGATCCTGACCCTGCTCGAGGCGCCGGTCCGTGCCATCACCGAGGGCGACGGCTTCACCATCCGCGCGGGCTGCGACAAGCGGATGGAGACTTGCGGCGCCAAGTTCGCCAACACCGTCAACTTCCGCGGCTTCCCGCACATCCCCGGCCAGGACGCCGTTCTCCGCTATGCCACCAAAGATGGCGGCCACGAAGGGTCCGTGCTGTGACCTCCGCCAACCCCCAGCACGTCGTCGCCATCGCACGGTCATGGCTCGGCACGCCCTACCACGACCAGGCGAGCCTGCGCGGCGTCGGCTGCGATTGCCTTGGTCTCGCCCGGGGCGTCTGGCGCGAAGTCGTGGGTCCAGAGCCGTTCCCCATCCCGCCTTACAGCCGCGACTGGGGCGAGACCGGTCCGCGCGAGGTTCTGGCGGAAGGCGCGCGCGCCATGATGATTGAGATGGCATCGGCGGCGGCCGGTCCCGGCGCGCTGGTCCTCTTTCGCATGAGGCCGCGCGCCATCGCCAAGCATGTCGGGATCCTGACCGGACCTGACACCTTCCTCCACGCCTATGAGCGGCTCGGCGTGATCGAGGAACCGCTCACCCAAGCCTGGCGGCGACGCATCGCCTTCGCCTTCCTGTTTCCGCAACGCTGAGACCCCGACATGGCCACCCTCGTTCTCGGTGCCGCAGGCGCCGCCATTGGCGGTTCGATCGGCGGCGCGATCCTCGGCGTCAGCGCCGCCACCATCGGCGGCTTCATCGGCTCCACCATCGGCTCGGTNGTNGACAGCTGGATCNTCTCGTCGCTGGCGCCCACGCAGCGCATCGANGGCGCGCGGCTCGACACGCTGCGCATCACCTCNGCCACCGAGGGCGCGGTGATCCCGCGGCTCTANGGNCGCATGCGCNTGGGCGGCAACATCATCTGGGCNACNGATTTCCGCGAGGAGACNAAGACCACCACGCAGGGCGGNGGCAAGGGCGGCGGGGGCGGCAAGGTCAAGACCACCGAGTATCTGTACTACGCCAGCTTCGCGGTCGCCTTGTGCGAGGGACCGATCACCGGCATCGGCCGCATCTGGGCCGACGGCAAGCCCATGGACCTCTCCGGCGTCACCTGGCGCTGGTATCCCGGCGACGAGGCGCAGACCGCCGATCCGTTCATCGCCGCGAAGATGGGCGCGGCCAGCACGCCGGCCTATCGCGGCACCGCCTATGTGGTCTTCGAGGAGCTGGCGCTCTCGACCTACGGCAACCGGCTGCCGCAGCTCTCCTTCGAGGTGTTCCGCCCGCT